TAGCATTCGCTGGGCCTCTAGCATCATGGGCATCGGCAGCAGCTGGTGGTGGTGTTGCAGGAGCAGCAGCAGGCGGGGCCGCAGCAGGCGCTCTAACGGGCGGTGTGAGCAGCTTCGCAGCAGGCGGTGACTTTGGTGACGTGCTTGAAGGCGCTCTACTAGGCGGCGTTGCAGGAGCTGTGACAGGCGGTATCAGTGAATACATCAGTCCAGCACAGATGGGGCCAGCCTTTGAGGGCATTCCAGACTTCAACGATCCTTCCTTCGGCATCGAGGACGCCACTAAGCTGGCTAAAGCAGCAGACATGCCTATGTCTTGGATAGACAGCATAGCTAGCAGCGCTGAAGCAGCCTACGATAACTTCTCTTGGGGAGATGCGATGGCTACAGTGGTGGATAGCGTAACAGACATGAGCGCTCTTGTCCCTGACGGAGCCATCAGCTCAGCACAGGACGGAGCTGGAGCGCTGGGACTAGGCGCGGCCTCTGCCTTGGTTGGCAACGGCACTGGCGCACGAGGCGAAGGCGGCCTGTTCGACTACACTAAACTAAGCCCAGCAGCATACGCTGTACTAGGGCCAATGATTGACAACACTGAAGGACTTACATCATGAAGACATACTTAGAGCTGGTGAACACAGTGTTGGTTGCGATGCGCGAAGCTCCCGTATCTGACGTGACACAGAGCAACTACACGCGACTTGTAGGTGAGCTGATCAACGATGCCAAGGAGCAAGTGGAAGATGCACACAGCTGGGCTGCACAATTGCAGACATTCAACATAGGTATCATTGCGTATGAGGGCAAATATAGCTTGACAGGTTATGGACAACGTGGTATAATAGACTCAGTTGTCTCCTTAAAGAATAACAACTACTTGAGTCTAACCACTAGAAGAAGGATACAAGAACAAGCAATTCAAAACCCTGCTTACGGAGACATCAGCGAATACGCTAACGTAGGGGTTGATCCTGTAGGTAATAGCATCATCCAAGTAGCTCCGATGCCTAGTGACAACAGCATGATGACAATCACTGGATGGTTTGCTCAGTCAGCACTGAAGGATAACGCTGACATCTTACGTATCCCTCACAGGTGTGTCACGTCCTTAGCTATAGCCCTTGCCGTAAGAGAACGCGGAGAGGTTACAGGTCAGGTAGCAGCAGAATACTTTGAGATAGCTAAGAGATCATTGTCTGACGCCATTGCGTATGACGCCGCCCGTAACGAAGACGAGGATGAGTGGTACACAATATGAGCCAACAACAGACAAACCTCACGATAGCAGCCCCAGGATTTGGTGGACTTAACACGGAGATTGCTCAGACAGAGCAGCCGGATACGTTTGCTTCCATCGCTGACAACTGTATCATAGATGGCTACGGTAGGGTTGGCGCTCGTAAAGGATTCAACACAGCCACCACTGATGTCACAGGCTACGGCGGCAGCGATGTCGCTATGTGCTACGAGTTTGTAGGCGAAGACGGCAGCACCAAGGTGTTCAGCGCAGCTGGTACACGAATATGCGAAGGCATCGCTGCCCCGTCACCCGTCTCTTGGCAACAACCCACAGTGGGCGAGGTGCTAAGCGCAGGTACAGCAACACAGGGAGAGGGCTATGATGCAGACGGCCCGTTCACTGCCACCACAACGGCAGGGTCTGGCTCAGGCTGCACGTTCACCGTCACCATACTGGGCGGCTTCGTCACTTACATCGAGCTGTTAGACGGCGGCAGTGGCTACGTACGCAACGATGTCATCACCCTATCTATCGCAGGCTCCACCCCTACACAGGCACACCAGCTGTTCGTTGACGTTGTAGGCTCCACAGTGGGAACCACTATCGTCAGTGACAACTGGAAGATGATGAGCCTCAACAACAAATGCTTCATGATACAGGCTGGTAATGCTCCCAAGGTGTACGACCACACACTAGACAGCTACAACACAGACGGAGGACTGATACCTAGAGCCTCGTGCGGTATGTCTGCTTTCGGTAGGCTCTGGCTGGCTAACACAGGGCAGGACAACCACTCTGTCGTCTACTACAGCTCACGTCTGGATGGTACAGACTTTGATATACACGGCAACGGCGACACTGGCTCATTCAACTGCGCCAACTTCTGGCCTACAGGCTACGATGAAGTGGTGGGACTGGCAGCACACAACGGACGCCTCATCATCTTCGGTAAGGACAACATCCTCGTGTACGCACAGGCAGACGGCAACCCAGCAGCCACTAAGCAAGACGGCGGCATCTACCTAGAGGACAGCATCCGTGGTATTGGGTGCATCTCACGCGACAGCATACAAAGCACAGGCGCTGACGTGGTGTTTCTTGATCACTCAGGACTGCGTAGCCTAGCGCGTACCATCCAAGAGAAGAGCCTCCCCATTGGCAACGTCTCTGCTAACATACGTACTAAGCTCAACCGCACCATCCAAGGACTCATCAGCACTGATCGTGTACGTAGCGTCTTCATCCCTGAAGAGCAGCTCTACTTGTTGATAGGCTCAGAGAAGGGTACTACGCTGGCGTTCAGCACAGCACAGATAGCACAGGACGGGGTCATGCGTGTCACACGTTGGCCTGCACTGAACATCACTGGTGCTAGTACACATGACGGCAACACTCTATTCTCCGATGCTGAGCAAGGCATCGTGAAGTATGAAGGGTACATGGACAATGGGGAGAGCTACAAGATGCGCTACTTCACCCACTTCCTGTCCTTCGGCGACAGCACCAAGCTGAAGATACCTAAGCGTATAGCCCTCACCATGCTCACAGGTCAGGTGGAGCTGCTGCGTCTGTTCTGGGCATTCGACTACGAAGGCACAAGCCAGAGCGCCACCATTGAATTGCCTAAGCCTGCCAATTGGGGCGAGTATGGCATCGGAGAGTACGGAGAGTTCGAGTACACAGGTGGCATCAACATGATACGTAAGGCTGAACAGTCCGGCGGTAGCGGGTACGTGCTACAGGTAGGCATAGAGGCAGACATACTTGGGGCGCAGTATTCCCTACAAGAGATAAACATTCAGACACTAATAGGACGGATCGTATAATGAGCAACTACACTAAGACAGTTGACTTCGCAATTAAGGATGGACTTGTCACAGGCGATCCGCTGAAGATTGTTAGAGGTACAGAGATTGACGCAGAATACCAGAACATTCAGACAGCAGTAGCCACTAAGATTGAAGCTCACTCTGGGCATCACACTGGCAACACTGTCATCGACAACCTAGAGATTACAGGCAACATCATCACATCCGGCGGCGGTGGCCTTGGCGAAACTATAGATGGAGGCTCATTCTAATGGCTGAATTAGATTACATTACAATACCCCCGCAGCAGCTACCCGATGGCAGCACGAGTGCAGGCACAGACTATCAAGGCGGCGGCGGCGGCAGTACAGATTGGGGCGCTCTCATAGACGCAGGCGTAGACGTAGCCAGCCTATTCGGTGGTGCATACTTCGGCAACAACGAGCAAGGCAAGACACAAGAGTGGGGCAGCAACGCCAAGAATGAGCTGATGGGCATGGGTCAGGACGCCATCAACAACACTAAGTTTAACCCAGTGGGTGTTGTGTCTAACACAGGCAACGTCACCACTGACGCTAACGGCAACATCATCAGCACCCTCAACCAAGGGCAGCAGAACGCATCTAACGCAGCACTCGGAGCAGCTACAGGCTTGTTCGGAGAAGCTGGTGTATCCGTAGCAGACAGGACACAGGACATCTACGGTGGCGCAGCAGCAGCCATGCAGGGTGGATTCCAGATGAACAACACAGCTATGGCTAACGGCTTGTATGCGTCAGGTCGCACAGGCTTTGCCTCTGCTGGCTTCGGTGGCAGCTCAGAGCAGTTTGCCAACGCACAGAGTCAAGAGCAGAGCATGATGAATGCCTACTTCGGCGCTCGACAACAGGCTGGTACAGAGCAGGCCAACCAAGCACAAGCAGCTGGCTCCCTATTGGGTAGCTCTATGCTGGGTGACGGCACTATGTTCAACCAACACAACAGCGCCATCAACCAAGGCAACCTCGTCCAGACAGGACAGATTGCTGGCTCACAGCAGAACAGTCAGCTCGGTATTGCTGGCGTACAGACACAGCTACAGGGTCAGATGCAAGCACAGGATCAGCGCTACGGTATGATGGCTGGTGGTCAGGCTCAAGCAGAGAGTACAGACTGGGGCAGCGTAGCATCAGGTGCTGTCACTGTAGTTGATTGGCTCGCGGACTTATTCTAGGAGAATAGAACAGAATGGCAAATCCAAATATTAGACTAGACATGGGCGGCGGCGGATTGATGGGCGGCTCCAGCGGTGAAGGACGTGCTGCGTTTCAGAAGCAGATAGAGAAGGTCGGTGATCGTCACGTAGACTTACAAGACCCAGCGGCTATACGCGCTGAAGCCACTCGCTTGTCCAAGATGGGCAATAGAGCTGAGGCTCTGGCGATGTTCAACCAAGCCACTAAGATAGAGCAGAACAACGCACAGCTCGTTCAGCAACAGGCAGCCGCCGCTGAGACTAAGCGTCTGGCTGAGATTCGTGTAGCATCCAAGGGACAGCTGCCTGAAGTGGTGGCTGCTCTTGGCGCTATCAAGACCGAGCAGAACGCTGCGTACATTGACAACATGATCAAGCAGATTGAAGTGGGTGCTGTTGACGTATCCGCTGCCGTTGCCCTGCTCAGGACTTTACCAGCAGAGCAGAGGGCAGAGGCACGTGCTGCGGCGCAAGCACAGCGTGGAGTAAATGCAGAAGGACGCGCTGAGGATGCTGCGGTACGAGAGGATGCACGCTTCACAGCATGGGACACGCAGTTCAAGGAAGCTGAAGGTGACAAGGACAAGCAGCTGGCCGTTCAGCACAAGATGGGCGTATACATAAGAGAGCAAGGCAACGACACGTTAGCTGACGCCTTCATGACTGACACTGTAATGCCCGTAGGTCAAGCACTCGGCTACTTTACACAGACACAGCTGAATGACCCAGAGCAGCAGGCGTACAAGCGTGCTGAAGAAGAAGCTATGAAGAGTTTGGAAGGCTTCGCCGCAGGTGAAGAGCAGAACATGGGCGCAGACTACCCCGCGTGGCAGAAGATGGTCATGGACACAGCACACGGACAGGGTGCAGCATTCATCCAGAGCTATCAGCAGCGTCTTGCGGTGAACAAGAGTCGTGGCGATACTGTGTGGCAGGAAGCAAGTCGCACGCACATGGGTCAAGCACAGGCGTATCAGGCACGTATCTCTGACCTCATCGGTGTCAATGCTACACTCGCGCCGTGGTCTGATACAGAAATGTCTATGGGTATGCGCCAAGAGGTGGACGCAGCAGCATTCACTCAGACGATTGCAGCATCCATCCCTAGCTTGATGAGAAGCTCTGGCTTGAACGCCTCAGAAGCTCTGGAATTCTCTATGGGTACGTTGGAGAAGCTGGTGCAGGGCTACACAAAGGACGATGGCACGTTTGTTAAAGGTGTCGGACACGATGTCAGTGTCACAGAGTTCACGGAGATACTGTCCAACAAGCTGAAGACTGACACGGACATGTACAGGAACAACGAACAGCTGAAGAAGGACAGGCGCGCTAAAGAGGCGTTACAGAAAGCAGCGAGGAACGCACGATGATCACACCTGAACAGTATCAGACAGCTATAGCCAACGCTCAGCAGGATGGCGACTTCGAGCTAGCGGCATCGCACCAGAGAAACTGGGACGCTGACGTAGCTGACGTAGCTGCTAAGAAGGCTAAGGTGGGCGTTGCTCCTGAAGGGGCAGCACTCAGCACCTACGGCGATGACCCAGTGGAAGCGTACATGGAGCGTATGAATGGCATAGTGGACAAGGACGAGGCAATCAAGACAGCCTCCGATGCAGAGATGCGTCTCCAGTTCTTCGGACAAGGTGCTAGCTTCGGCCTCACTGACGACATCTACGGCATGGTGACTAACGCTGGGCTGCTGATGGATCAGGACTACGACCTCGATGGTGTAGTGGAAGACACAGACATGTTCGGCGAGGACGGCAAGCTCGCTAAGTTTTGGGACAGGAGCAGAGAAGTTACTAAGGGCGCAGCTGAGGAACGTGCAGCGTGGGCAGCGCAGAACAAAGGCGAAGCTCTGATGTGGGAGATCATGGGTGGTGTAGCCACTGGCGGTGTTGGCCTTGCTAAGGCAGGCGTTGGCATGGCAGCTAAACTAGGCAACACAACCGCCGCTAAAGCTGGAGCTATGGCAGCTGTAGGCGCTGGTGAGGGAGCTATCTATGGTATAGGTACTCTGGACGCTAGGTTTGATAAGGCTACAGACATGGCGTGGCACATTGCCTCGAACGCTGGCTTAGGTGCTGGCTTCGGCGCTGGTATAGGCGGCATCATGGGTGCTGTCGGTAACAAGGTGGC